ATGAAAAAATACATAACTGCCGTGGCTCAGGAAACCAATGCTTCCGGCGACCAGGAAGTCATTTCTTCCGGCAATCTTCAAGTAGACGTCGTTTCCCAGGAAAACAACTTTCCAATCCGGGATGCGGAGGTTTCCATTGCCTACAAAGGAGATCCGGAAAGTACGGTGGAACAGCTTACCACCAATTCTTCCGGCCAGACGGAACAGGTCAGCCTTGCTGCTCCTCCCGTTGACTTAAGCTTATCACCTGGCCTTGCCCAACCTTACTCGGAATACATCGTTAACATCCGGGCCCAGGGATTTGAGCCCGTCGCCATATCCGGCACGGAAATCTTAGCGGACACCACAGCCATACAGCCGGTACGCATGGTTCCGATCCAGGAAGCAGTATCTCCGGACGTTCCCATTGTTATTCCGGATCACACCCTATATGGAGAGTATCCCCCAAAAATTGCGGAAGCTGAAGTAAAAACAGTGGCGGAGACCGGAGAAATCGTTTTAAGCCGCGTGGTAATCCCCCAGACAATCGTAGTCCACAACGGAGTCCCTACCGATCCAACGGCTACCAATTATTACGTTCCATATCTTGATTATATTAAAAACGTGGCTTCCAGCGAAATTTACGCCACATGGCCCAAGGCCACTATAACCGCCAATGTTCTTGCAATCATGAGCTTTACTTTAAACCGGGTTTATACAGAATGGTATAGAAACAAGGGATATGATTTCACCATTACATCTTCCACAGCCTTTGACCATAAATGGATCTATGGACGAAACATTTATGAAAGCATTTCCCAGGTCGTCGATGAAATCTTTAATAGTTACTTATCCCGCCCCGGCATCAGGCAGCCCATTCTTACCCAGTACTGTGACGGCAACAGGGTCCAATGCCCTAACTGGATGCCCGTATAGCAAGAACGTATAAACTTTTTCATCTATCTATTTGAAAGAAATTCTATGTAATACTTTTCTAAATTTTTCAGCTGCCTTGTTGCAATCTTTACTTCTCGACCATTCGCCATTTTGGCAATACATCTTCTATGATCTATTTCCTTTATGTGATTCAAATTGACTATATATGATTTATGGCACTGATAAAATGTTTTGTCAAGATCATCCTGTATTTTATGAAGCGTCAACGATGCTTCTATATAATTATCCTTTTCGTGTATTCTTACTTTACCCGGTTTTAGTGGTATTGCTTCTATATAATATATTTCATATAAATTTTTAGCCATTGGTGCCTGATTGCTTATAAAGCTTATCTTCTTTGATATTTGACTTTCAGGCATGGTACAAAACAGTTCAAGCGCATGTATCATACAGTCTCTAACTCGCACAGGTATACTTAGCGGCTCATCCTTTTCTATAAAATCCATTGCTTCAATCTTTCGCCTGATTGTAAGGATTGCCATTTCTGAATGCACTGTTACTATAACAATATATCCTCTTGGATCTATTTCTCTAATTTTTACCCCTAAGTCTAAACCATTCATATATTGCCCTAAGTCTATATCTAAAAAATACAGTGATTGCTTTGGGTTCCTGTACAAACAATCTATAATATCTAGCGGATTTGTAGATGCACATACAATTTCCATAGATTCACACAAACCTTCCGTTTGTATTATATCTGATATGATTCTCCTAAGTCTCTCCAGCTGCCATTTATCATCTTCACATATATATATCGGTAACATTTTGTATCTACCTTTTTTATTGATATTACCATGTATTGTCATTGGATCTTCTGGAATATTTTTCCATAATTTACCTTTTGACTTACAGAACATATGTTTGTATACTTATATAGGGAGGTGATGTCAGATGGTTGGAAGTTGTGGTCTTGCGCCAGATATAAATAAATGCCCTAACTATAATGTAGATACGGCAAACTGTACTATCAATAATAATGCTTGCGGCTTTTTTAAGGAATCAGCTGAGAACAATGAAGAAAGAAATGAATACAAAAGGAAACCACGATGGTACGAACAGTATTATAATAGGTAGGTATCTATATGGGAGTTTTCGGAATCGGGACCAATGTAAAAAGAATTGATAGCGGCATAATAAGCGGCACTACATACCCCATTGCTTGCATGGCCTGGTATGTTCCTGGCCGACCTCCTAGGCCGCTACTAATTAAATTCGAGGGCGAGGATGGGGTTTTACAGACTGTATCAGATATTAAGATAAAATATACGGATAATAAATGCTACGATGGTTTATCAGTAAATGAATTTAGATGCGAAGCCGTAATCGGTGGTTTGCAATATGGGTTTAAGCTAATTTTCTATGTTTTGGATAACCGATGGGTTATGGTCTTGTAGGCAGCTTAGCTATTGCATAAAATACTATGTATTTCAGCACACTACCATTATCAATAAGGCGGTGTGTATAATGGATATATTTGAGAGCAGAAAGATAAACCCGATGCTAATATCCGAGATGAAAGATCCGTTTGATTCGCCGGATCATATTTTTGAAATCAAATGGGACGGTATTAGGTGTGTTACGTATTTGGATACAGATACCGACATGCGGAACAAAAGAAATAAGATGATGACTCCTATCTTCCCGGAACTTGAAAATCTCCATAAGCAAGTAAAAACAAAGTGTATCCTGGACCACGAACTACTTGTGCTAAAAAATGGGCTGCCAGATTTCTACGAGGTCCAAAAAAGAGCCTTGATGACCAATCCTTTCAAAATCAAATTGGCTGCTGACAGATATCCGGCCAGTATTATAGCTTATGATATCCTATACTACAAAGACAAGGATATAACCATGCTCCCACTTATAGAGCGCAAGAAATATCTGCAGGATGTTGCTATCGAGAATGAAATGATATCCGTATCCAGGTATGTGGAGGATAATGGAGTCTTGTTATTCGATTTAGTGAAAGAAAAAGGCCTTGAAGGTGTCGTCGCCAAAAAGAAAAGTAGTCTATATTGGCAGGGAAAAAGGTCTAAGGACTGGATTAAGTTTAAAGTATTGAATTCGGACGATTGCATAATCTGCGGGTACATTATTAAAGAAAAGAGCATGACAAGCCTTATCCTGGGTCAATACGATGAAGATGTGCTTGTATATAAGGGCCATGTTACGCTTGGGGTAAGTCTAAGGGTACTTAACCAGTACAATTACAAAGTGATTGATTATTCACCATTTGGGTATGTGCCGCAAGGAAACGAAAATGCCGTTTGGTTGGCCCCGGAACTTGTTTGTATCGTGGAATCCATGCCTACTGAAAAAGGAGGCTTTAGGCAGCCTGTATTCAAAGGTATTCGAAATGATAAGTCAGCAATAGAATGTCAGGTGTAGGCGGGTAATGGTATTCCATGCCCGTCTTTTTGTAGAGTGGCAAATATGTATTAATTAGTTTTCTGCACCATTATTCTGGGATAAGGCTGGTACTATTACTATCATATCATCATATATTACTGCTTCTAAAATTTGACCGGGATTGAAATTTGTGTAAGACATACACACTTCATTAAGATTAATGGACCTGCCATTATAATTGATTAGATTGATTGCTTTAAGATTGTTATTGTTCATGTGGCTTCCCTTTCTGCCACCCTACATCGTAATATTATCACGAGAAAGATAAAATGAAAAGCATTTTTGGGGCGGACCCGAAATTTCGGATATACCCGCAGCAATTTGTTGATGAAAGTATTCTATACTTGTAATATTTTAACAGTATGTATAATATAATAAAAAAAGGCAATCGCCACAGGGTGGTTGGCTAATTAGAAAAGCAAAAACCTTCCCAACCGGCCAAAGTACAGGGAAGGCTTTTTGCGTTTAGCGACACGTCTTAATGACGAATGTCAGCAGTGCTAGAAGGAACATACCAAAAGACATTAGGTCCTTAAAGTCAAGATTCTTCATGAGCAACACCTCCATTCTATGTAGAATCGAGGCCTACCATCCTATACACGATTGCCAGCAGTTTGTACCTGCTAGTATAATATATGTTCTAGAGTTGGAACATACTATTAATAATATCTTACAAATTCCTTTGGGACTCTATTCCGCCAATCCCGGATACTGCAGAGCCCCGTCTTGATCTGGTGTGAGCTTAAATGTCATCATTCTTGTTAATGGTCCATATCTCTTGAGCACCGTTATCTTTAGTGTGCCAGCAGGCTCCTTCCAGAGGGCCATCTTTCGTGCTATCAAGGAAATACCAATCGCCTGATTCATCATCAGGATCACAGATTTTCCCGTCCCAGCGGTGCCAACCGGTGACCATATAGCCATCTCTGTTAAACAGGTAGTAATGATGATTGATAATGCACCACTTATTAGCCGGGTAACTGCCGTCTGCTCTGCGGTACCAGTAGCCTTTCTGATCTTTTATCCAGCCCGGTTTATCATCTTCAACATAGTCGATATAACAAAACCCTTTTACGGTAGCGTCATTCCACGGCCTTGTCTTGATTTTAACCTGTCCACCATTACGATCAGATAGATTCGATGATGTATTACCCTCAAGGCAATCCCACCACTTCTGTCCGTTTTGGGAGTATATTCGGATTACTCTGCCTGCGTGGGAAAAATCAAATATTACTACTGCTCCAAGTTGTGGAGTCATGCCTACTTTATCAGCCTTTTTAAAGGCATTGTAGGTCGAAAAACAGTTATACCCTACATAGGTGCTGGGAGTCATATTCCAGTGTTGCAGGGCAACATCTTTGCCATACTCATAACCTTCTAACGCAAATTGCATTGTGCAGCACCAGGGTTGTCCCTGACACCCCATCAGCCCCCAAGCATTAACATCTCGTGAGTATTTTGTGTAGTTGTTGCTGCCCTTATTAGCTGTCTTAGAATCCAACTGAGCGTTGGTTTCCTTTTCAATATACCCTTCTTCTTCTATCCCTCTACTAATTAATCCTTTTAAAGATCCCATGTATACCTCCAATTGAAAAAGGCCCAGGATTCACCCAGGCCCAAAAGTTGTGATGTTACAACAGAATCATGTATTATCCGGTATCTCGTCCGTATACTGTGAGAGAAACTTTTTAATAACCTCCCACAGACGCTTTACCGGCAGACCGCACAGAGTCATGTTTTTAAGTATGCTAACCAATTCATAGGCTATGTACAGGAGCCCGAAGAACTCAGCCGCGCCAATACCAGAGACAGGCAGATATCCCCGGACCGCCTCTGGAATAAAACCTATGAGATTGAAATGCATAATCTGATCAAGAACTAATAAAAAGGCAATCGATGCAAGCATTGAGATTTTACGGATTGCCCCATCAATGCCAAAGCAACTGTTAAATTTGTGTTCTTTGATGGCTCTAATACAGCCGAAACAAGTATCCATAACAACTCCCCATACAACTAATTTAATAATAGGGCTTCCCCATGCCAGGGCAAGCAATTCCATAATTTTATCCACTTCCATTTTCCTCACGCTTTCTTATATTCTTTCCCGGTGATATCCAGGTATTCTTTTTCGGTAATCCAGCGGTCTACAGCATTCCATACCATTTTCTCTGACCATAATTTCGCATCGTAAAACCCTTTGACTGTTTCAAATTTATTCATGGCCTACCTCCATTTCAATACCAGACATCATTGACAGATACACTACCTGGGCATTAAGAACCTTATTCTGTTCCTGCAGCTCTTTCACCTCGTCCTGTATTGTTGGCGTCCTGTATTCCGCTATGAATACCTGCCCCATAACTTCGACGTTGCCGTATGTAGGCTCATTATCTTCCGTCCTAATCTGTGTATACTCAATTCCGATCGGGAAGTCAGACCGCATGAATATCCGACCAGTGTAGACTAGATTATCCTTCTTCCATTCTTCCTTGCCGTTGATGTCGTACTTCGTAATGGCACCGCCTGATGCTAATACTGCATGAATGTTGTCTATAGTATTTGTGCCGACAATAATGGCAACAGTAGCTGTTTCTCCTACACGGTCTAATCCACAACTACCATTGGCGATGTCAAGAATGGTCTCGCCTACTTTAATGCTTTCATGTTTCATAATTATATCCTCCTTATGAATTGACTAAATAAGTCGCTGTAAATAAGACAGTAGTTCCTGTCGGAATGGCCGTGCCTACTTTAAGTGAAAGATTACCAGAGTTATCAATGAAGCAGTTATAGGCTGTTATCACTGAGGTTGGCGAATTAAAGTTTACCGCAGGTCCAGATGATGCAGGCCTCGGAAATCCTAAAATGCTATAACTTGTACCAACGGCAAGTGCTGTTGTAACGGCTACAGATATATTGACCGTCATCATACCAGCACCACCTTGAATCCCACTATGGCGTATAACACCACCAGAAATTGTTCCCCAAGTACAAGATAACCCAGAATTGATTGGTTCTGATATTAGTGAGCCATTTTGATTGACGAATGTACCACCATTTGATTGCTGTCTAGATGTTGTTGCCCCAGGTATTGTGCCCATGGTATGGACTGTCGATGCCGTAGTGGAATTTATCGCCACAACATTATTTGTCCCTGTACAACTGTCAACATGCCCGGTCGAGTTACTATATAATATAGCATTTGATCTATTTGAGATTCTGCACCCCTTTATACGTACCATTGAACATTCATAGATTCCAATACCGGTATATTGTGAAGCTGGCGCTTCGACCTTTATATATTCTAATGACACATTTGTGTTTGCCCACATATTTACCGTGGCATCTTTTGTACTGGTAAACGTCAATCCATTCAATGTGATATATCCGCCTGCGCACCTATAGCAAGCAATAGACGCTATCTTAACATTGTCATTAGGTTCGCTTACACGTGTCGACCCCTGTAGGGTTACCGATCCATTATAACCAATTATTTCAACGTTCTCGTCATATGTGCCGTTTGCAATATATATTGTTGCTGAGTACCTATAAAAATCCCTTGGTAGCATGTTCAGTGCTTTCTGAATCGTCCTGAATGGTTTCTCCTGCGTTCCATTTCCAGTTGTATCTGATCCTGTTGTTGCAACATATAACGTTATATCAGAAGAAAGAGTTCCAATTTTTGCACCAAAATGACTAACATTAATACTACCTCCCGGCTGAACCTCATTGGCTATCAAGCCTGTTGGCTGAAATATATTGCCTTTTGCAACTCGCCCACCACCATCTGAAAATATTCCATAATTCCCCTGACTGTCATCTGACCAACTGTGTGAAGTTACATTTGACGAATATGATCTTAGGCACATATTATGATTTAATGATCTACAACCAGTTATTCTACCTACGGCTACATAATCAAAATTAAAGGAAACCTCGTCAGCCACTGTTGATACTATAGATTGACAGTAAGCCATATTCACAAACTTACACATATTAGCAAAGACACTTGTACCTTCTGAATTTACAAGATTAAATCCGGATACAGAAACTGAGTCACAGTATTCAACACGAATGCTGCTCACATTACAAAGAGCGTTTAACTCTTGTACGCCGTTTCTTCTTAAAATTATATATCCACCAATATATCCGACTACGTTAACGGATTCACTGTATGTTCCATCTGCGATATATAGTGTTGCAGTATAACCGCCTAAATCTTTAGGGATTTTACTGAATGCGTATGAAATAGTTCTGTAAGGTGCGGTTTCGGAACCGTCCCCGGTGGTATCGCTTCCGGTAGTGGCAACATACACCGATATGTTATTTTCAAGAGGTTTTATGTCCTCCATAAATTTAGTAACCTTCCCCAAAAAGACTTTTGTTGTCTCCCCCGCAGACGGAATAGGAAACTTTGTTTCAAAGGGTTCAAGGGTTTTCACAACGGTTTCTGAAATATCTCCACCCGTGGCATCCACCTTTTCCTTTCGCAATTCTTCCACATCCTCTGCGGATGCCATTGCACCGGTCCCCATTCTGATTGTTGCCGACTCCGTATTTGATATCACTGTATAAGTGTCAAATGTGCTTGTTGCACCTTCCAGCTCAATTTCAGATGGCTGATAATCCATTTTGTTCTTTACGCTAAGAGCTATACTATACAAAATCTCTCCGTCATTAGGATCTTGTGCATAAACCCCGACCTCACTTATGTAATAGCCTTCTTCAATCCCTACATTGTCAATAACCGATCGTAATCTTACTGTATTACTTTCTGTTATTGAAATACTGCTTATGCCAAATGTCTGTTTTACGGATTTCATAGCCGTGGCAGCGATCAAATCCTCGGACCCGTTATATGTACCATCACCAAGTCTGATCGTAGTAAATACCGCATTGGTTTTTCCAGCTATTATTTTCGCATCAAGTGCCAGACCCTTTGCAGTAATGACAGCTTTATTAAACATTGCTTTCCTCCCTTACTTCACAATAATGTGTGGTATGCGGCAATTAAAAACAGCTGCATAACACGTATTTTTAATCTCACGACTAATTTTTACATTAGTAAGGTGTGATCTTATATTTTTTACCTTGTCAACGATTTCGTTAAAGCTCTTTATTATGTCCGGTGATAATTCTGTGTTAGTTTTTATATAAAATGTACCTGGCTCCCCGTTATATTCATACCATTCCACTACTTCACCTTCACCAAATATGGTTTGTACCATCTCATCTACAGCTGATACCGTACCCCCTTTTGCATACCATGCAATAGAGTTTTTTACGATATCCCTCTTAACATCAATATCCATTGATTCGTCATAATATTGACTTTTAAACTCCAATGCCAGAAGATCTACTATATTATCAGGTAATCCGTCAATATTGGCACATAGCGACGATAATCCTGCATAAGCAAGCATTTTTTCCATTCCTTTTTTTATTGCATAGCTCAACGCCTGTATATCAACATTTTCTTTAAAAAATGGAGGCAATAATGAGATTAATTCTGCATCTGATAATTTAATCATCTTCCAGTCCTCCATATGTTACGCTTGAAGTTCCAAGATAAGCCACGGAATCGATGTCCACCAACCCAAATTCTGGTGTTTCAATCTCTATTCTTTTTGCTCCTGCTGCCAGGACTCTCTTGGTTAGTTCGTTTGGATTAATATCCCTTCCCATCTTTGACCTTTGCCATATGATATACTCATTTATGATGTTTGAAACCTTTTGCTGTATAGATTCAGCACGGTTTTTATCACTCTGATTGATATAATATTTTGCAATTAAGTCATAATGGACTAATTGTGGTGCCATTACCTCAATCAGATCTGTCAATGGCTTAATTGATGGTTCCTCAAGATATTCCTTTAGTTCATTTATTGATTCAATACCTGGGATCGCTCCTCCTTCTAATAAATATCTTATCCTAACCACACATGGTTCTGGACTTGTGACTTTGATATCTGAAATATTTGAATTATATTCCCGTATATGATATTCATAAGCCGCTTCTGTTCCAGCCGCGGAATAAGATGCCGGAGCAATATAGATTCTTTCACGCAGAGAATCATCACTTTCAACATCAGTTCCATTTTCAGGCTTCGTAATGTTTCTTGCCGAATCCATAAATGGTACCGAATCCACAATAATTGCCAGATCCCCGATATCGTAATTATTTCCGGCGCTTCCCAAGGTATTACACGTTGCTCCTATATCTACGAAAGTTTCCCCTGCCAAAATCTCACAATATTCATTGGTTGTAAAATACACACCATCTCCAGCGGTCACTCTAATTCCTTTTGGTATTCCAGTTGTTGTACCTCTAGCTTCTTTAACCGTAAATCTGATAGTTGTTGTGGCCCCGGTTGCTTTTTTTCGGTAGATATGTTTTAATGCCCCAAGGTTCTCCAGGAACTCCCCTCGGCTATACTTTAGTAACCCCATTTTTCCTGCATCATCGGAGAACATATATCCTTGAAAAATGAAATAAGCCGCTGTTTGTAGAATAATTCTCCGGTCATCTGCAGACGCAAGTACAACCTCTTCTCCCGTCAGCTCCTTCTTTTTTTCCTTGAACCAAGAAATCATATCATTTTCCAATCTTGATATTGTGTAACTGTCAATGAAACTGATATCCGGATATTCATCTATCACGTTTAAATTGCCCATATCTATCCCCTTTCCGCAGGACGATATTTGCGTTTACCGTTCCGCTTTCATCATATTCCAGAGTAACTTCCGCAACTGAAACCCTAGGCTCATATTTTTCTACTTTTTCTATGATTTCTGTAGCAATATCGTTTTCCAGGTCTGGTGGAATCTTAGAAATGTTCGTCCAACTTGTTCCAAGTCCTCTGGCAAGTGGGATTGAACCGGATGGAATACTTAAAATGTTGTTGATACATTTTGATATATCTTCCATCTCTGATATATCATCATTGCCTATTAAGTTTAATTGCACGGCTCCTCCCTCCTTTATCGATACGATGCTATCATTGTCAGATCAATGGTCATTGACATGATTTCACCTTTTTTTAAAATTATATTGTAAGCACTGCCTATACTTGTTAGCATGGCCCTGCTGCATACATTCCTTCCCCCGATTACCAAAGGTGCTACCACCCCTTCAGCAAGGCTATACCATAGTTTATCTTCAATTACTTTAGGCCTTACACCCAGCATGGCATTTAATTCTACTGTAAAAGTAGTGGTTTGTAGATCCGGCCCTACAAACTCTACAATCGGCCAACCATTTATCATATTATGTTTACTAATCCTGGCAGAAAAATTATATTTTAATTTATCAATGGTAAGGATCCTTTTGTCGCTTGTCTGGAATTTAATGATGCTTCCCCAATTTCCTATCGTTGCCATTTTTCCTCCTTTTTGCCTTATTTAGTTGCGCCAGCGCTTTTTCGCTGTTTTCCTGGCTTTTTTGTGGATATCTTTCTTTTTTTCAGTTTTTATCCCAATGCCTCCACTTTTGATTCCAGTTCGTTTACCTTGGCCTGCAATAAATCTACTTTTTCCATCAAAGCTATAACTTGTCTCAATGTAATAACTCCATCCGGATCCTTTAAGGTAAGGCTGTCATTATCTGCATAGACACTTGTCTTCGGAACATCTCCATCCGATAAACATTCTCCCATGATGAATCCCGCCGCGGATCCGGTCGGCAAATGAAGTACCAGGACCTGATCCCCCTTTTTTAGTACCTGTAACAGGCCACATGGGGAAAATATGGGAAGCTCTGCTGTTACGTCATTAGAACGGTCCGGATAGTATATTGTAGCCGTACCAGCTTCTGCGTTGTATGTGCTTATATATCCCACTCTGATTCCACTGTCTGCCATTTCTTTCCTCCCTATAACCTATCAAAAATGCGGTAAGCTGATACGTTCATGGAGTATCCGTTTCCGCCTGATACCTGATGTGATACCTTATTCACAAAATACTTTCCGTTACATCGGCCCATGCCGAATATTTCAATGTTGCATGTGGCTACCACATTAGGATCCCCCATGGCTGCAAATGATACGGTAACGGCTTTTTCATTCTCCGCATTGACCTTTGCCTTTGCAATCCTCTGCGCTTCTCCCTCATTTTCTGCCTTTTCATTGATGTGAAGAATCCTTCGGCCTTGCCCGACTGTAATGTCTATTACCTGAGCCTTATCTCCCTTTTTATACCCCTTTTTAGGCCTTGGAATTGTGTATGATATGGTTGCGCCTGTGTAAGTACCATGAAGGGTACTATTCCATTCCCAATTTCCGTCAAAGTCAGATTCTGTGAAGTATGCCGTAATTCCCCTTGGTTCATATAGTGCTTTGTCAAATATAACCAGCGCTTTCTTATATATTTTAAGGAACATTCCCTGTTTCTCGCAGATGTCATATAAAAAAGCACTGTCTGTCTGAGCGTTCTGCTCGACTGAATCAATCACCGGCTCTGCTCCCCAATAATACAAATCGCTCATGCCGTATTTGCTCATCATTTCCTGTGCAATCTGCTTAAGAGTTACCTTTTTCCAAGTCTTTGATATGGGATCAACCTGGAATGATTGTGCTGCAGGTACAGATACTCCCCGTATCACGCACTGGCGTGGGCTTCCTGAATATGTTAGGTCATCTAACGTAAAGTTTCCGCAATGATATTTCAACAAATCACCATTGTTCTTCCAATTATGTAGCCAAATGGTGACATCAAGATCATGTTCCTTTTCAGGATAAAAATCATCCTTAAGCCAGTCTGCATCTCTTCCGCTAAAAGTAAGGACAATTTCATCTGATACTCCAGAAGAATTATCCGTATAGCTTAAGCTTTCCAATTTATCAGATAATCCTACTTCTTTCCCATCATACAGTACTTCACAGCTTGCATATCTTGCTTTATCCATTTAATAACGCCCTCCATGCCGGATAGTCACTGGAAACGGCTGTTTGTGCCATGCTCTCAATGCTTGGAAGCTTTAAACTGATCCCGTCTGGAAATATAAAATAGTGAAGTTTATCCCGATTGACATCCATAAGCTTATCGCAATAATATTCATTGCCATAGACTTCGTAGGCGATCTGATCCCAGGTCTGACCACTGATAGTAGTGTATGTCTTATCCATCGCATACCTCCTTAAAATTCTAATCGCTTTTGATTTTTCTTATATTGGCGCATAAAACTTTCAAAACGCTGAAAATCATCAGTTAAGACTTTTTTAACTGATTCTTCTCCAGATCCATTAACATGGATGACAGGGGCATACACGATTTTACTTTCGCTGTTGTCCTGTATTTCTCCAAAGGCTGTACTAGTTCCATTATTTGAACGTTGGCTTACTCCTATTACTCCAAGGGCCTCTCCCGCTTTTTGCCAAATTGATTTTGCATGATCAGAACCATCAAGAGGAATGAATGCTTCGGGCCCGGCTTCCGCAAATACTCCATAGTGCGGTGTGTCAAAAATTCCACCCTCTGCATGAGCTGGAATGAATACCTCTCTTACTGCATTGCTGTTATTACCCTTTCCGGCATTTGGATTCGCTGTGGATGACTGCCTTGTTGCCACGCTTCCGACTTCCCAATTAAAGTCCACTTCTCCATAGACCGTCATATGTCCGAATTTACTATCAAACTGTGATTGCGTATGATCATAAAGTAAACTAATACTCTCATCAACTTTATACTTACCGTTTATTATCCCTTTTGCGACTTCTTCTGTGATATCAATTCCATGATTTCCCATTCCCTCTACAAGGCGTTGATACTCGGCACCGTTTGCCGTTGCTTCCAGTAATACCCATAGAGCGTTTACGTCACCTTCCAAGACTCCTGCAGTTGCTGCATCTCTGATTCCTTTTGCCAACGATTCCGGTATTTCTTTCCCTCTATCCTCGTAATCCTTTTTAAGTAGAAGAAGATCACCAAGTTTCGGTTTTAATTCTTCCCATTGGCCTTGAAGTTCTCCTTTTGTCAGATCATTGAAATCTTGGATATTTAGCATATCGATTAATGCATTTGCTACATTTCCTGAAAAAGCAAGATAATTAATTAATTCATTCTTGTTTTCATTGATCCTCTTTGAGAGTGCACCAGATACTGCTTCTAGTTGTAGGTCAGTGATCTTTTTCTCTACTTCAGCATTTCTTTTTTGGTGTGCTTCTTTTTGTTTCAACTCATTGTTTTCCGCATCGGTTATAGCCTTATCTTTTTCTTCCCTCGAAATGGTCGGGTCTGACAATGTCTTATCTAGTTTCAAATTGTTTGCCGTAAGAGCTTTTCCGTATGACCGCAGATAAGTCTCTTTATCTTTTTGGGCTTGATCATTTGCTCTTTTTGACAAATTTTCATATGATTCTCTAGTAAGCTGCGATCCGTCTAAGATTTCACCTTTTAAAATTTGCCATTCTGCCTGAGATTCAGCTTCCATTACCTGGTTTTTAAGATCTGTAAAGTTATTTATCAGCTGGTCGATTCTCTTCTGCTCCATCGGAGTGATGATTTCATCTTCCATAGCAACTCTGTATGCTTCTCCCAATGTATTGCCTGCTGCTTTTACTTCATCTTCCACACCTCTATAAAATTCATCCAGGCTGGTAATAATATCTTCCCCGCCCTCACCTTTGAACAAAGTCTTTACTGCAATGGTCGCAGCATAGTGTTCCTGTTCAACTGCACTTATAGACGATTCAATGTATTGATATATCGTTGATTCATAACTTTTTAGATCTGAGTCCGTTAGGTCCATTCCCATTGATATCTTCCAATTGAGTTTTTTTAATGACTCTTCTTGTTGTCGCAACGTTCTTGAGATATCAGCGATTTTACCCATTTGATCGATAAATGAATTGATATTTTTTCTGTTTCCTGTATCAAGGATTCGTTCTGTAACTTCATCTAATTCGCTTAAAGAAAGCGAAATTGTTCCAAAAGATTCATCTAGGCGCTGTTTCCTTAATTCTGCATTCGCCATTTTAACCTTTGTAGATATTCCCACGATTGCTCCACCAGCCAAAGCCGCTAGTCCTATTGCCGCTGTGACCGGATTGCTTGCCATGGCAAAATATAATCCTTTGATAGAATCTGTGACATTAGTGATTGTCTGGGCCAACTTTAATGAAGCAATCGCTGTCCCAATTCCCACAAGGGTTCCCGCAACCACATCTGGATTTTCGATCATCCAATCCCCAAGTTCTATAAATGGACCTGCAAAGTCTACAACCGCATCCTTTGCCTCACCAATTTGCCTGATAACTGTTGGAATGCTCTTCTGAAAATTTTTAGCCATGCCATCAATATAGGCCGGGTCAAACAAATCTGCTTCATCAGTAAACTTCAGCGCCACATCCAGAACATCTGACAATGGTTCTCTAAAATCCTGATACAGGGTGATTCCCATATCCGTTACCCGGTTCTTTACCATGTCAAGGCGGCTTTCAAATGTTGCGTATCTTTGGTCAGCTTCTTTTGTGAGTGCAGTATTTTCCTCAAATGCCCTATTGGCCATGTCGATAGATTCGTTAAAAAGCCCGCTTGCATTCGCCGCCCTTAATAAGGTATCTCTCAACCTGACCTCTTTAATATCCATGGATTCCAGTGTAACAATCGCAGACTGTCCCAATCTATCAGTGTCGTTTAAACCAGAGATAAAGGCCCCCATAGCTTTTGCTGCGTTATCTTTAAAGGCTGTAGCAAATTCTTCAGCTGTCATATTTGCCACATCCGCAAAGTCCTGAAGACTCCCTGCGGATTTTTGAGCATCTTTCACTGATTCCCTTAATTGCTTGCTATTTTGTCCTGTTGCAGCTGCAAATTTTTTTAATGCATTCCCGCCTTTTTCCACGGCGATTTCAGCTTGCGTAGTTGTGTGTCCTGTCCTTGCCAAAGCTTCTTCCAATGGTCCCCATGCATCCAGTCCTGTTTCAACTGCAAGCTGCATCTCAATCATCATCTTAGACATTGCAGATCCGCCCATTTCTGCCTCTATACCAACGCTGGATAATGCGGCAGCGAAACCCATTATATCTGCCTCATTCATTTTCACCTGCGTTCCGGCTCCGGCAAGACGCATTGCCATACTAACGATATCCGACTCTGTTGTGGCCATGTGATTGCCCAAATCAACAACAGAACTTCCCAATCTGTCAAACTTGTCCTGGGCCATGCCTGTGATGTTTGCGAACTTTGCAAATTGTGAGGCACCTTCATCTCCAAGGTTCGTGGCTACCTTTAAATCAGCCATAACATTCGTAAACTCTTCAATATTTTCCGTATGTATTCCAAGCTGTCCGGCAGCTTCTGCAATCTCTGCTAGTTCTACTGCTGTCTGTGGCTTGTTTTTTGCCATCTCTCTAAGGCCTTCTTCTAAGTCAGCTAATTGCTGATCTGTAGCATCTACCGTCTTTTTAACTCCGGCAAAAGCAGATTCAAAGTCAGAACCAACATGGATAATCAGTCCACCTGCCACGCCTGCTGCTGCACCTGCTGCCAGTAATGCTTCTGCTGTGGTTTTTACTGCTGCAGTTGCACCATTCCAAAGCCCGTCAATTCCGCTTCCAGCCTTTCCCATGGCGTCTGTAAAGCTTACGCTTTCATTGCTCGTTGCCGCTGCTTCTTTTGCAACTTCTTTGAGTTGTTTCTTAGTGAGGTTACAGGCCTCGCCCAATGACCGATCAATCATTCCAGCAATTTCTATCGCCAGCTTGTACTGTTTATTGTCTGCCACGTT